TAATAACTGGGCCGGCCAATACGGTTTTGAGCGCGTAAAGTATGACAAGCAATGGCGCCGGTAAAATATTGCTTAATGGCATCGTTAGCATTTGTAGTTGAGTGACTGCCAGTAAACCACACATCATAAATGGTATCAAGTGACGGGTTTTGGGTACCAGTAAATGCAAACGAAGCACTATAGATGCCCGTCGAAACAATTCCGCCCGTTATGACTGTTTGAAAGCCACTACGAACATGGCCACTATCATCGGGAGATAGCACTTGTACACTTCCGGTTGTCCCAGCAACAGGAATATCTGAAGGGGCTACGTCCTCTCCGTCGCCGCCAGTGTAAAAACCGCCAGTTGAACCGGAATAAATACTGACATATACAACCTTCGCAAAAGTGCCGGCATGAGATTGGGGAATGTCCGTCAGCTGTCCGTCAATATAGTTATACATATAAATGGTGTTTAAATTCTTTGCGGCGGGCGCCAAAGAACTACTGAAGAAAAAATTACCCCTGTCGTCTGGAGTTGCCGAGTTCCAACGTGCTTCAATTATCGGCTTCTTGAAGAAAAATTCTGTTCCCCTGGCAAAAAATCTTTTTGTGAAATATGATTTAGTGGAACCACTAGGATTATAAATAACGCTTTGTGTTGTGTCATCACCATCAAGGGCCAATTGACCTGGCTTGCGGCTTACAACATCGTCTGCGGCTCCAGAATGCTGGGCCTCATAGCTCGCCGATAGATGAACCCCAAAACCGTGGTTAGAGTATGTTCCATCTATCCATTGTTCTATAACAGGAGTTACATTTATTTCAAGATCTTCTAATCCCGTCGTGAGATCTTGTTCAAAAATAAATATTTCTTGATCGGTATCGGCATTATCCCCAACACCATTAGGTTCGGCGCCCGTGATATAAGAACCACCTGCCAACAAAGTATCATTAATATCAGTCCAATAGGCAGTATTGGATGCACTCATCCAGTTGGAACCCTCGTTGCCTAGCGTCAAATCCTTATATCCCTCCAAATCCAAGCCGACGCCTTCTTGCCACGATTGGGAGACAGTGTAAACAGAAAGTGTGTAATCTCTTGGTACTGTTTTTGAATGCTCAGCGTTGTACATTTTAAGATAAAAGCTCACGCTACCGCTAGCGGGAATATTGCCATTAGTCCTGTCTGTGGTAATATCGGTGACTGGAAATTTAACCAGAATTCTAGAAAGTTCTTGTGAGCTAGTTGTTACTCTTCCGTAAATGGAAAACGCTTCCAAAACATCTGCTACACCAGCATTAGCGCCCGTTCCGCGAGTCGTCAAGTTGGGCTGATATGCGTTGACAACGGTGTTGTCAGCGCTCGCTGTGTAGTTTTTAATGGCCATTATACAACCTTTCCTTTAATGTCGATGGTAGGGTATTTGATTTCTATAAGCGCATTAGCCGGCACTATAAAATAGCTTCCGTCCGGTGATAGATTGTCATTAATATCGATGTTGGCGACGGAGTAACCGGAACCTGTTTTGCTGACCAATCTTACAGTTAAGACATCCAGCAATCCTTTAACATTCTTTAGCTCGCTGTAAATATCACTAATGTAAAACGGCTCTCCAATATAAAGGGGATAGCTATATTTTGCCGCTAATGTATTAATAGCATCATCCAATAACACAAACTTATCAACACCCGTAGCAGCTTTAATGCTAAATTCAATCCCTATATTCAAAATATATGGATCTAAAATGTCAACAGTGTCATTAATCATTCTATATTGATTTAACCATGTTTTAATATTATCTTTAATAGTGCTGTTCGTTTTAACCAATTTTCCCTGACTGTCTTCTGATATAACATATAAATTAAGATTCCTTTTCAATGAGTTTGGATCTTTTTGTGCAGAAACTCTCTTAATGGAGCCATATTTTGCCGGCATCCTATACACAAGGTTTTCATAATCGGCTTTAGTAACGGCACGGCTTTGAGTGGGGAACGTATCAAAAATTCTTCTTTTAATTTCTCCGGAGGTGGGGGATGTTACATCTCCAACTATCGGTTCCTCGTTAAAAACTTCTAAAGAATTTACAACCTCTGTCATAAGAGCGTTGTTCAAAGACGGCAAGTTAACAAAGTTCATCTTTGCATTCGCAACATTTTTCAAAGAACCCGCACCTAGGTTGGAATTTCCCGGGTTTGTAACTCTATATGTTACCGTCAAAGTAGTATTAGAGGGAACTATTCCTAAGCTTTCATTTTTCGATAGGCGCGTCGGATCAAAAGTGATGTCAGTTACATAATCTTTTCCAAATACGTTCATTGCAACTGATTGAGGATCAGCTACAACATTTGTTTCCCCTGTTTTGCCACTCCCAAACTGTAGGTAAGAGTTTGTGCGATTTCTTTCGACAACAAACTTTCTAGACACCAAAAGAGGTTTTAAAATCGAAGGCACGTTATCATTTTTGTAGTTGCTGTTGGCTATTTCTTTCAACACCATATCCTGTGCCAAATAATCCACTTCAAAATATTCGTTACCTTGTGAGTCAGTTACAGAAATAATCTCATTAACATCATTTGCTTTTAGACGAATCCTTAGAAACCTTTCATAAGCGCCTACTCTAATTCTTTCTTGACTAAAAAATCCTGAAACAACATTTCCATATGCTTTGATCGCATAATATGTTGGAGCACCAGTTGTAGTGTCAACCGTTGCGACAACAATCGGATGCTTAGAATCTGCAAAATCAATATTCTCGGTTAAAACAAAGTTTAAACCGGTATCTGACGTCATGCGAGTACCTCTTTTTACAAGGGGGAGGTAATCAGTGTCGGGGCCCAAACCAGTGCTTGATGCGGGTACCACGACATACATTGCAACTTGTCCATAAGTCGAAGGGCGGCCGGTGTACTTGTAACCCAAAATCCTACCATGTCGCAAAATATTATTATATTGATAAGCTGTGTCTAGAAAGGACTCATTAACGTTATAATCTAAATAAAATGAAAGTTGATCGCCAACATATGCAACCGCATCGAGCATTAAAGCGCCAAAAGAAGCTTCGCTCCAATCTTTGAAATTATCTGGGTAGAATCTTTCAACTATTTGCATCAAATCACTGCGAATCGATTCAAACTCGCGGTGCGTGTAATCTATTGGTACTATCTTTTTCTGGTCGTCTGGCATAAAAAACCCTCGTTTTTAAGTAGTAATTTCTAAGAAATCCGATACTCTAATATTGGGAATGCTATATCTTATTTGTATGCCCAAGTAATTACTATCTGGATCGGTGTTGCCGAAAAAAATCTCATCGATTCGGATTGCTGGTATATAAATACGTACTTGCTCTCTAATCTTCGTTTCTATTTCGGTTCTTGTATCCATCCCAAAATTCTCGAACAAATATCTTTTAACACCAACCCCAAAGCGCGGTTCCATGACTCGTTCGCCAGGGTTAGTTAATACAAGCATTTTTAAATTTTGTTGAAAAAGTTTCTTTATGCTGCCAATCATTTGAAAGCCCGTTGCGGAATTTAATTCCAGCGGAAGGGCTACTGCAAGTGAACTCATTTTTGTTTACCTCATTATAAATATCATCAATCGCTACTTTCGCACATTTCTCCATTCTCATTAAATGGATTTGTTCGAAGCATTCTCTTTTTCCACCTTGGCAAGATGCTCGCCCCAGAGGCGGCCTTAAATTTTTCTCTAAATTCTTTGGTAATAATTACCCCGGGGCTATCCCCGGGACCGCCGAAGCTGTCGTCTTCGCCTCCCGGTGACCAATCTCGAGAATTATAATAACTCTTAAATATCTTCTTTATTCGAGTTTTAGAATTGCGCAGTAGTGTTCCATCCCAGTCATCCCATTCTAATATAAATGGGTTCGGAAATCCATTATCTCGGTCAACTGTGTGGGCCCAGCCCGCGGGCATTATGTCGGCTTCTGACATAAAGTCAGAAAGTGGGATTTTATCAGCACCCTCTTCTGGGGGAATAATATAGTTATCATCAAAATTCGTCAAAGTTCCATTGGCAATATCTTCGGCCATGTCCGCAAGAGAACTATCGCGGCCACCCGATCTTTCGACGAGATCTGAATTGTCGAGCACATATTCCCAGCCATTATCCTCGAACAATTTTCTTGTTTCTTCCTCAAAAAGTGCGGCCATGGCTTCGTCCGCGTCCTGGCCATACTCCATGGTATAACTAGTCGGATCAGTATCGGGAACTTCACTAAACGATACTGACATACCGGGCTTTTCATTCATCGTTGAAGAATACACATCTCCTAATGGTACTACTTTTTCACCAATTGAAGGCAAGAACGCTTCACCATTATAGATAGCTATGGTTGATGTTAGCTTGCTTAATGGGAAAATGTAATGTGCTATAAGTTTAAACTTTTCGTCTTCTTTAAGCATATTGATTAAACATAGCAACAATTTGCTGTCTCCACTAAATGGATCAACTTGGCTAAGTTTCAAATCTAAGGAATCTACTTCAACTTCCGTAATTACATGAGCGCCGCCGTTAATAATAACAGAGAATCGTAATCCATACCTGAGTCCCAATTCGCCTGTTAAACCAACTACTTGGCCATTTACATCACTTACCAATTCTAAAGTGCCCGGATAAATGTCCGAAATATTTTGGTCAGCGGTGCCGGCATTCTTAATGCTGTTTAATGTACCGTCATTTGCGGGATTTATGCTTCCATTTGTCCGTATATATTTTTCGATAATAAAGGGCTGTTCAGTGCTAGCTTCATGAGATACTGGGTAAGATTCAATGTCTCCAATATTAACTTCAATTTTGTTGGCGAAAGGTGTTAAATCTTCATAATCAGCACCCGAATCAGCTTCTCCTGTTAAATACATGGGGATCCCCGACTCCTCATCTATGGCGACATGATAATAACCAACATACCCACTTCCATCCGGTGTGGCAAACTCGGCGCCATATGTGTAATAAGGGCCCGTAGCGGCGGGATTATCTTCATAAGGGACAACGGGAAGATCGGTGTAGGTCTCTACTATTTCTTGATTCAAAGTAAGCCCCTCTCCTCCTTGAGCTAAATATTGAAGAAGATAATAATCTAAATCATAAATGGTCGGAGTCATCCCAATAATTTCTAGATTTTTAGCAAACTTTTCGCCCATATAATTTAACTGTTCCATAACCAATTCTTTTAAAATAAGCTTAGCGTCTTGTTCGGTTGCTTGGATGGCTTCGTAATTTTTATCTTCTCGATAATTCTTTAAAGTTTGAAAGCGGCCGGCCGTTCCTACTTCTTTTTCTGCACCAATGCCACCGGTTTGTTCCTCTTTTAGCTCTTCTTTATCGGGATATTCGTACATTTCCTGTATATCGTTTAATCGATTTAATGCCTCTATAACGCTCTCCGGCGGTTCAAAAATATCTCCACTGTCAACTTTTCTTCCATATAGCTGTACCGCTTGCTCCAAGAAAGCATACCAAAATTTAGCATTCCCGATCTTAAATGGTCCTTGAAAAATATCCACACCTGGATCTTTAAAACTAGCTCTCATATCTTCAACAATATATGATGCGTAGGCCGCACTAAACACCTCTGGGAAATTCGGTTTAAACTTCGTGAATGTGCTCATCGATTTTATAAAATTGGCACTTACATAAATTCTTATGGCGGCCGGAATAAGACCTTCTAGGCCGGCGGCAGCCACTCTATCTAATATTCTATTATACGGCACTTCTACTACACAATCTTCATCGTCTCGAAGGCGAGGATCTTCAGGGATGTTAGGATAAGCGTCGTCCATCTTCTTTTGGATATCTTCAAAATCTATTAGATCAGTAGAGGATGGTTTGCATGGACTTATATCTGGGAACAGAACATCTATAAACCCCATCCATCCTTTATTTTGAAGGGGTTTGATGTGGATGGGAGGGTTCACATATGAGCCACCGTATGTAAGAGGATCTAAGTAAAAGATTCTGTTTTCTCTACTGTCGCCCTCATTATCAATCAAGTATTGCATTCTGCTTATGCCCATGATCTGATCCTTGGGTAATAATGGCCTCCAGGCGCGCCCGGCCGGTGGTATCTGAACCCACAAGACATAAGATGGATCAGTTATAGGCACAGCAACTCTTACATCGTAATAATTGGTGCCGGCGTCATAATCAGTGGCATAGCCGTCTTCCTCGCTGAGATCTTCCGCAATCACATACTCGGCATCGTCATATGTAAGGTCATCAAACACCGCTCCATACTCAAATGAATCTGAATTGTCGGCAACTTCTCCAATGAATTTTTCCAATAAAGCTTGCATAATGGCATCGTGGTGGGTTTGAAGTTCGCTACTACTCATCGTTGAACCCAACATTTCTTTTAACAAGACAACCTGTGGAAGGTATTCTTGGTAGGAGCGGAATGTTGAAACAAAATCCGGGTAGTCATCAAAGTTTATACCATCCAGGGTATTGTCTATTGACAAAAATTCATATTTCACATCCCAAATTGGGATTTCATCATCCGAAGAATTTTTAGGGGTCAACGCCTCTTGAATGTTTGCATTGATATCCTTCAAGCGCGTCCTAATAACCGGCACCATTGATGCCGCCCTAGTAAATGTCTTTGCGGCATCGTTATCAATATTTATAATTTTAATTCGACTAGTGTCTCTGGGCAATGACGTAAATTCTGGTGAAAAAGCAACACCTTCTAATTTGTGAGTGTGCCCGTCTGCTTCTTGAACTACGCCAAGCTTAATTTCATGTTCATGACTGTCGGTGTAAGAAGTCACTCCGTTATTATCAATGTCAACGGTATAGGTGTGAGAATGGCCATCATTAATCGATGTAATCGCCCACGGTTGTGCCGGCTGCGATCCTAAATTGTGGGCCATGGCAATCGTACCATCGTCAGAAACCAGTTCGGATAAATAAAATTCTAAATTAAATGCATTTAAATAAGCTTCACCATCCATCGGTTCGGAAGGGTCTTCTTGCAATCCTCTACAGTTGTCTTTAAACTCTAGCGTGAAATCGGGTGTCAATTTTCTTGCTTCTTCGATGAACGTAATTGTATCACCTTCAATTTTGATTGATGTATTATATCCCAATGTTTGATCGTCTAATCTCAATCTGTCAATACCGCCTCTAAATGTTTGGATGTCGGCGTCTTTTAATGATTTTGGAAATTGTGCCGACATGAAAAAACTATTATTTGAATTAAACGTTGGCTCTAACTTATCTTGTAAATATTCTTCTAGCCAATCGGCCACCTTTGTTGGAAATGCTCCCCTCTGTCGTTTGACTAATGGGGGGTCAGGGAACACAGCGTCTCCAATGTCCGACAAACTAAGACCGTCTATATCTCCAAGTTCATCCAAAGCACCTTGATCCATATAGAAATCAACATACGGTCTCCAATTAGATGCTTTTCTGTGATGCGTAGTGAGTGGTTTCCCCATCGTATCTGATAGAATCATATTCATAAGGCCCCACTTCTTCTCAAGTGGGCCGTTGCCAAGCATGTCACAAGAAAAATCAATTTTCAATTGTTCTAACATGTTACTAAGAACAACAGACGCAACAGCAATTGACTCTTCTGGTTCATAGGGCAAGATACCATTATCACATCCCGGATCTGACACTACTGGTGGTAGAGCGGGGAAACCTCCTTGCGCCAGGTCACTTAAGTCCTTAAGATCGTCATTGGGCTCACACAATTGCTTGAGTTGTGCGGGTGTGGCGCGCCCTCCTAAAATATCACTTCTTAGCTGACAAAACTCTTCAATCTCCTCGGGTGTTGCGCAAATGTTAACACAAGATGTTAGAGATGCTGCTTCTGGGTATGTATCTAGAAAATTGTTCATTGCACTTTTATATGATGCTGGCATTAAGTTGCCCATATTGCAAAATAAGCTTTTTATGGCGGCGTCGTTTCGAAGGGCCGGCTCAAAATCTGGGTATTCATACTTAATTATTTGCCTTACTATTGTTAAAAACGACTGGGAAGGTTCACATAAAAACGCACTATACAATTCTTCTGGTGTAACTGCGCTCGAGATATCGCCGGCAAAATTCAATACTTGATCAGTATCTGCTAATGCGGCTGCTCCCAGTCCTAAATTTGACATCATATCAACCACAGTATCTTCCAACTGTTCTTGATCAACTTCATCGCCACAAATTGCGCCCCTAATAGCATCCACAATCTGTGTGCGACCACCCGATGCTAATGCGGCGGCCGCGGCGCCGGTCGCACCAAGCGCACCGCAGGCAGCACTTCCTATTATCTCACAAACCTTTGTGAGAGTCATTACCACTATCTTTAATAACATCTGTTGAATGACATATCTAGCCGTATCAAACAACTCCCCGGTAAAGTCCTTCTTTTCTGGAAGCCATCCAAATGGATTTTTAATAGGAGGAAAAGTAACGCTAAAGGTGTTTCTACAAAACGGAGCTTCCCTATCTTTAATAAAATCCACCATCGAAGGATTGGTTACTGGTGGCCGAGGGCAATCCAAAGTCGCGATTACATAAGCAACTATCGGGGCGCCCGGAAACTGGTTTAAATGATCTAATAACTCAAGATAATTCTCAGAAAACAATTCCAAATATGCTTGAATCCACGCTTCCATCAAAACATTATTACTGGCGCCGCTTTGTGATGGATCTGTGAAGTCGTATTG